ACAAGGAGATCGCCGACCGCCTCGGGATCTCCGCGTCCACGTTCTACCACTGGCGCAAGGAGCATCCGGAGTTCTGCGAGGCGCTGAATGAGGGCAAAGAGGTCGTCGACGCGAAGGTCGAGAAGGCCCTCCTCACCCGGGCGCTCGGCCTCGAATATCTGGAGAAGAAGGTCGTCAAGGATGAGACGGGCGCCGTCGTCCGGGAGGAGGAGACCGGGAAACTCGTGCTGCCTGATGTCACCGCCTGCCGCCTCTGGCTCCTGAACCGCCGCCCGGGGCAGTGGCGCGATAAGCAGGAGGTCGAGCACAGCGGCGACATCACGATCTCCCTGCGTGCCGTCGATATGGGGGTTCCGGATGAGTGAGGAGATCCCCTTCACCGCCATTAATTCCCGATTCCTCCAGGTCTTCGAGGGATACCCTGACGCCAGGGAACTCGTCTTCTATGGGGGATCCGGTAGCAGCAAATCCACGAGCGTCGCGCAAATCCTCTTAAAGCGGTTCCTCGATGTGAAGCAGCCTGCCGTCCGGATGCTCTTCTCGCGGAAGTGGCTCTCCGCCCTGAAGACTACCCTCCTCGTCGACTGCATCCGCATCCTGCAGGCGTGGGGGGCCTACGACCGGATCGAGCACAACAAGAACGACTCATATATGCGGATCGGGCAGAACCGGATCGACTTCCTCGGCCTCGACAACCCCGAGAAGATCAAAGGGGCGGAATACAACTTTATCTGGCTGGAGGAGGCGACCGACTTCGACCTCGAAGATGTCCGGCAGCTCCGCCTCCGCCTCGGCCGGAACAAGGTCAATGAGAACGCGAAGTATATCTTCACGTTCAACCCGATCGACGCGCAGCACTGGACGTGGACCGACCTCGTGCAGACTGAGAAGCCCGGGCGCATCGTCCGGCTCTCGACCTACAAGGACAACATCCGCAACCTCTCCCCGGACTGGATCGCGGACCTCCTCGCCCTCGCGGAGCAGGACGAGAACTATTATCGTATCTATGCCCTCGGCGAGCCCGGCATCCTGCAGAACGTCATTTATACAAAGTACCGGATCGCTGACTACAAGATCCCGGTCCCGGACTGCATCGGGATCGACTTCGGCTACAACAACGCGACCTCGATCATCGGCATCAAGCAGCTCTCAGACCGGCTGCAGGTGTGGGAACTCCTCTACCAGTCACGGATGACCAACGCTGATGTTATCGACTGGCTCAAGGCGCATCAGGATCTCTGGCACATCCAGCCGAGCGTCCCCCTCTATGCTGATGCCGCCGAGCCGAACCGTATCGAGGAGATCAAGCGGGCAGGGTTCAGCGCCCGATCCGCCGACAAGAGCGTGAAGGACGGGCTCGACTTCTGCAAGGCGCAGACCATCGAGATCCACTCATCAGCGGCGAACCTGATCCGGGAGATCCGGACCTACAAGTATCGCGAGGACCGGAGCGGCCGCGTCTACGACGAGCCGGTCAAGTTTAACGATCACGCGATGGACGCCATGCGCTACGGCGCGTATTCGCATTTTGGGAAGGGTAGCGCCGTAGCCATCCCCAAGGAGTGGCTCTCGTTCGGGGGCAGCAGATGAGCCTCGCCGCGTGGTTTGCGCTCGCGTTCGCGGCGCTGTTCGTGTTTATGACTATCATTGCATACATCGGAGGATAAATGGCAGAAGCAGAAATCACCGCAAAGGAAACCCGCATCACGCGGGGCACCAGAGCAGAGGGCGAGGTCGCGTTCCAGTCCTCAGAGAACGCCTACACCGCCCCGGACCTGACGCCGGAGAAGGCGTGGAAATACCTCACGGGGAACATCCACCTCAGAAACCAGATCGTGAACATGCAGGTGCAGGTCTTCCCGGGCGAACCGGCGATCTACGTCGAGGACGCAGACGGCGAGAAGGTCGACGAACTCTCCGCGTGGATCGCGCAGCAGGCCGCCCGGGCGCAGGTCTACCCCTCGATGAAGATCGCCTGGACCGAGTGCATGGGCTTCGGCTGCTCCGTCAAGAGCCCGGGCTACCGCAACCGCAACGGCCGCTACGAACTCGATGAGATCCGCGATCTCCCGGCGATCTCGTTCCGGCAGGCCCCCACCAGTCGCGGCATGGTCGCGCCCCCGAACCCCCTGATGCCGGGCATCGTCTACGACACCAAGGAGCAGCGGGTCCGCGTCTACCAGTCACAGAGCGACACCCTCGCGCAGGCGGAACTCAAGAACATCTCGATCATCCGCGACCCGAGCACCGCGTTCCCTGCAGGCGTCGCCTACTGTCTCCCGGCTTACCCGGTGATCGCCGCCATCGACCACGCCAACCACGCCGCCGATCAACAGGTGCACCGCGTCGGGGCTCCATTGATCTTCCCGCAGGTCACCGGCCCGATGACGCCGGATATGAAAACTTGGGGCGATAATTTCGTCAAGAAGTGGGGTAAGGATACGGGCTTTTTCCTCCCCGATGGGCTCACCTTCCCCGATGTCAAGATCCGCGAGAGCCAGACCGCGAGAGACCGACTGGAGATGCTCACGCACTGGCTGGAGGCGTACTTCAACCCGACCACCGTCCTCAAGAGCGAGGGTACCACGATCGGCGGCACCGATTCAGGGGCGATGCGGATTTGGAACAACTTTATCGGCGGCACCCAGGCGTGGATCGAGGAGCAGTACGAAGGGTTCCTGCAGCCGCTCCTGACGGCGAACGGCTACGATGATACGTATGTCCGGATCCAACTCAAGCGCCCTGAACTCGATCGATCCGAAGTTGTCGCCCAGCAGATCCAGACTGCGATCGCCGGGAAGGCCATCCTCCCCGAAGAGATCCGGCGCAACCTCTCAGAACTCGACCTCGGGGAATACTCCGATGAGGTCGCCGCCGCTCTGGTCGCAGCCTACCCTGCAGCGGCCCCGGGCATCTTCGGCAACCTCGAAGGGTTCACCGGCAAAGAGGCAAAGGGAGCAACGCAGGCGGAGCGCAAGATCCTCGCCGCGAACGAGGCCAGCCTCCAGGCGATCGGGCGCATCCTGTTGAGAGGTGCGTGATGCGGTTTAAGGCGAACCTGACCCCGATCGGGTTCGGGAGCAAGATCTCCCTCTGTGACCGTGACCTCGATCGGGTGAAGTCGGTAAATATCGCCACCGCTGCCGATGATATGACAACCGTCACGATCGCCGCAATCGGGATAGATGCGCTTGTCGAAGGTGATGCGGCAGCCGTCTTTATCATCGACGCGATATCGGGCAAACGATACCGGCTCGTTGAGGTGAGATCTCCGGTGGGTGAAGAGGGCACCAACTGATGCCGACCGACAAGCAGACCAAACTCATCGAGGAGATCCTCGCGGATCGGCAGGAGGCAATCTCCGCTGCTCTGGTCGAGGAGGCCGAGGCCGTCGCAGCAGCCGCAGCCACCTCCACGCTCCGCGAGTTGGAACGGATGCATCGGACCAAGTGGACGCGCTCCGTCGTCGAGGGTATCACGAAGGCACAGGTCGCCGCATACCGGGCGCAGGTGGCGCGTGGCGGGACCGACATCATCGTGCGGGTCGTCAAGGATCTCGGCAACGGCAAGGTCTCCATATCGACGCAGCGCACGTTTACGCCGTGGCTCTCGGACATGGCGACCCGCGACCAGGAAGAGATCCTCCGGATCATCGGCGAGGGGCAGCGGGGTGGGATGCACCCCAAGCAGATCGCCGCGTCCCTGCGAGGTTACTTCGACGGCACGCAGCACAACGCGACCACCGCCGCGAGGACCGAGGCGCAGAAGATCCGCACCGATGCCCGGTTCGCGACCTACGCGAAGGCGGGGGTCCATCACGTCCAGTACATCACCGCCGGTGATGGGGAGGTTCGCCCGGACCACGCGGCGCGGGACGGCAAGATCTACAAGATTGCAGATGCCCCGGACCTCGGCGAGCCCAACTGCCGGTGCAGTCTCATCGATGCGGACTTCGCCGTCGAGGAGCGCGGGATGCCTGTCGAGGGGAGCGGCGCGATCATCCTGAGTGCAGAGGAGATAGCAGCATGACCCGAAAGGCAGACCTCACCGAAGCGCAGATGCGCATGATTCGGGAGCATATCGACATGTTCCCCGCCGATGTCAAGAAACTCCCGGGATTCGACGGCGAGCAGGTGTCCCGCGACACGATCCGACACTACCAGGAGCGGATCAAGAAGATGATCGCCCCCGCCGGAGAAGCCGACCTCGCCGCGCAGATTCGGAAGTTCATCAATCTCTACGGGCTCCCGGCGAGGTTCCACGGGCACGGAGGGGTTACGGGCTTTGTCGACTACCTCGAAAAGCAGAAAGATTTGCGCGGCACCCCCTCTCTGAATCAGTGAGAGCGCCACGCAACGGCCCCTAATCACCCTCTTTCAACCCCTCAATTTTAACTATACCATATGAGCACCAATCATATAGTATGACTCGTGGAGATATCTCTCACGGTAATGTATTCGCGAATCTCCACGATGTCACGCTCCAGCGCCTCGACGTTTACCAGAACAACAACGGGCACCCTGTTTTCTACGATTCTACGCATTTTGCGCCAACGGTTGAGGCATGGAACGCCGTCCCGGTGATCTACGTCGCTACCGAGCCCGGCAAACCGGCACAGCACCCGCGAGCGGAGGACGTCGCCAGCGGCACCCTCCCCCCGCAGTTCCGCAATGTCGGCACCGCGTCAGGGGCGAGCCTCGCGGGGAGCGGGGAACCTGCGCTCAGGGGCGCGGTCTCATTCACCGACCCCGAGATCGAGGCCCTCGCATCTGCGGGCAAACTCTCGCTCTCGACCGGGTTTTCCTCCCTGGAGACCCCAGACCCTGAGCGCCCCGGTGCAACGAGAATCGCGGGAACCGTGACCCCGAACCACGTTCTGGTATTCGAGCGTGGAGCGTGTCCGAACTGTTATCCGAACGACAACGGGGCGAGATTCGAGAATCTGCGCCCGGAGAATGATATGTCTGACGAAGAGACCAAAGGTCTGCTTAAAACAATCGCCGACGCGCTCACGCGCCCGGGGACACAGCACAACAACCTCGCCGAGTTCGAGAACCTGAAGACGGAACTCGCGGCGGAGAAGGCAAAGACAGCGGAGTTCGCGAACCTCCAGCAGGAACTCGCGACGCTCAAGGCCGCACAGGAAACCGCGAAGAAGGACGCCGCGTGGAGCGCCATGAAGGTAAACCTCCCGGCGGGCTGGCTCGGTGCGAAGGAGACCGAGACGCGCAAGGAATACGAGGCCGACGCGGGCGCGTTCGCCCTGAAACTGATCCAGTTCAAGAGCAACCTCCCCGGCGAGAAGCCGGCAGAGGGCTCCGGCGTCGGGCAGGGTGCCGACGGTGCCGAGAGCACTGAAGAGCAGCAGTTCGCGAACATGGCGGCGGAATTTGAGAAGCGCCTCGGGATCAAGGTGGTCTAAATGGCATACACAGCAGGCGAGTT